GCCGAAGTCGATGACCAGCCGGGCCGACGAGGTCGCGACGTTGCCGGCCACGTCGACCGGCCGGATCAGCACGGTCCGGACGCCGAAGCCGATCGTCGACACGTTGAAGGGCGGCGCCGTCACGATATTCGCGTGCGCCGGGGTCGCGACCGCCCAATTGCTGTCCGGCGCCTCGCCGGCGAGCGAGCGGATCAGGAAGCCCGCGAAGTCGCGCGGCGGGCTCGGATAATCCCAGGCGATCGTGCCGTCGGCGTTGCGCCAAGCCGTCTCGACCGGCGGCGGCGGCGTGGTCTTGCCGATCACGAAATGCGGATCCAGCCGCGTCCAGGTCGACGGCCGGTTGCGCTCGCTGATCGCCCGCAGCTCGATGTCGTAGGTCTCGCCGTCGTCGACATCGAGAATCGACAGCTCGATCGCGTCGCCGCGGAAGGGGTCCAGGACCGTCCATTGGTCGGTCGGGTCGCTCGTCAGCTTGATGCGTGCCTGGAAACCCGAGAGCGGTTCGTCGCCGGGGGCGCGCGGCACCAGCTGAATCAGGATGCGCGTGACGAGCGTGCCGTCCGTGTTCCGCAGCAGCACGCTCTCGTCGGAGCGGACGGAATAGACGACGGGCGCGGGCGGGGAGACCCACAGCTGCCGCGTCGGCCGCGTGATCAGGCTCTCGAATGCCGGGATCGGGCCGGTGTCGGCCTCGTAGACCCCCGGCGCCGCCAGCATCAGCGTCAGCTTCGCCGAGAGGTCGTCGCCCGGCGTCACGATCGTGACGACGCACTCGACGGATTCGCGGTCGGCCTCGCCGAACGTCAGCAGGTCGCCCCCCTCGGTGTCGGTCGGGGTCGCGAGCCACGACCGGGCCAGCGCCCCGGCGAGCGTCAGGGTCGATGTCGCGACCGGGTCGGTGACGGCCGGGTTCGCGACCGCCACCGTGACGACGTTGTGCCCCACGGTCCGGATCGCGACGCAATAGCTGACCCCGGCCGCGAAGACGCACTCGTTGTCGATCGTGATGGTCTGGACCATGGCGGGCGAGCCGCCGTCGTCGGTGATCGCGATGACGCGCGCGCCGCACACCAGCCCGACCAGGATGACGTCATGCGCCACCTTTACGAGCGAACCGCGGGTGCAGCGCAGCACCTCGGCGTCGGCCCAGAGCTCGAACGTCTCCGGCCGCAGGATCATCTGCGCCAGCTCGAAGCGGCCGTGCAGGAAGATCAGGTCCGGGTCGGTGCAGAAGGCGGTCTCGCTGGTCTGGAACCGGGTCGCCGTGTCGGCGTCGTAGCCGTCGGCGTAGATCGTGTATTCGTCCTGCTGATAGTCGAGGTCGGCGTTGATGAAGCGCTTCCGCAGCGCGTGCGGGCGCTCGAAGAAGTCCTTCGAGCCCTTGAAGCCCCAGCTGTTCCGCGGCGTGAAGAGCTGGACCGGCACGGCCTGCTCGCGGTCGATCACGACGCCGTGCTTGCCGTTCGGCTTCGCGCGGGCGGCGCGGCCGGTCGCGGCGATCAGGTCGAGCACCTGCCCGACCGTGCCGTCCTGGTCGAGGTAGCCGTTGCAGCGCCAGCCCATCGCGTCGCAGTAGACGTGCCAGTCGGCCAAGCCGTCCCAATCGACCATCTCGTCGGCCGGCTTGGTCTTCCGCCCCGGCCCGACCATGACGCGCCGGTAGAGCGACGCCGGGTTCGACGTGGCGCGCTCGATCCAGGTGTCCGTGCCGGCGTCGTAATCGTCGCAGATCACCTGCGCGAGGCAATTGAACTGGTCGAGCGTGCCGTTGAGCTGGTCGTTCGCCTTGATCCGCACCGCGACCGTCGCCGTGCCGGGAAAGCGGATCGGGTCGACGTGCTTGATGTTCCGGATCGCCGTCCAGTAGACGAGGTTCGATCCGAGCCCTTCGGCCGGGTCGACGTCGGGACGCGGCTTCGCGAGCTGGAGGAGGTAGTTTTTCGTCGGCGAGACGTGGGTCGGCGTGAACCGCTGGCCGCCGCGCAGCACGCGCGAGACGCGGGCCTCGAGCGAGTAGGGAAAACCCGGCACGTCGTACCAGGTGTCGCCCTCGATCGGCTTGTACTGGGCATAAACCGTGACGTCGCGCGCGAACTTCTCGCCGTTCCGCGTGATGCCGATCAGGCCGGCCGGCCAGGTGATGTCGAAGCTGATCTCGTCGGCACCGATGCCGGTCGCCTGCTGGAACCAGCCGCCGTCCTCGCCGCCCTCGAGCTTGATGTTGAGCGGGCGCTCGTCGACGTCGTTCGTGTAGAGCGTCCGCGGCAGGTCGTCGGGGGCGCCCTCGCGGATCTCGATCTGGACGTCGCGGTAGCTGTCGATCGGGGTGTCGCCGATCCGCAGGTCGGAGACCTGGATCCGCCCGTAGCCGATCTCGAACACGACGTTGAGATACTGGTCGAAGCCGACCAGCTCGGTGTAGGGCGCCGCGGCATAGGGCGGCACGACGCGCATCAGCCCGAGCAGCGACGGCACCGGACCGTAGCGGTTGAGGGTGTTCGAGCCGCCGGTGAGCGAGTAGGTCTCGGACGATCCGCCGGACTCCGGGAGGATCGGCGGCACGGGCGGCAGGAGGAGGCCGATCGCGAGGTTGCCGACGATGTTGATCGCGGCGCCGGCCAGTATCGCGGCGTCGACGCCGAGGATCGTCCCGGCGATGCCCAGCGCGGGCGGCAGAAAGACCGACGCCGCCAGCACCGCGACCTGCAACAGCAGCCCGAGGACGTTCTTTCCCCCGCGACCGCCGCCATGCGCGACGGCCCGCAGGTAGACCTCGCGGCCGCCCTTCGGCTTCGCGAACGCCCATTGCGGCATCGTCTCGACGCCGACCTCGACGTCGTCGATCCAGGCTCGGAAGCCGCCCGACAGGCCGGCGCGGTCGACGATCTGGGCGAACGACGAGCCGACCGGAACGAGCTCGACCGTGAAGTCGGTCGTGAAGGCGTGGCGCGCGACTACGACGCGGATCATGCCGGGTGGGATGACCTCGCCCGACAGCACCTCGCGGTCCGGCTCGATCGGCGTGACGGCGTTCACGCCGCGGCCCTGCCGTCGGCCGCGGCGCCCCTGCCGGTCGCGCCGTCGAGCGCGCGGTGGCGCCAATAGCTGTCGATGTGATGGGCGAGCGCGGGGCCGTCCGCCTCGGCGAGGTGGCTCTCCGCACCCTCCTCGGTGTGCAGGATGGTGGCGCGGCCCCGGTGGTCGACGCCGACGACGAGGCCGACATGGCAGAGGTCGGCCCCGCGGCGCATCAGGACGCCGTCGAGCGCGCCGATCGCCTCGTCCTGGCCGAGCGGCCGCCAGTCGTCGCGGCCGGGTCCGGCGAGCAGGCCGGCCATCACGGCGCGGCGAACGCCCCAATCGGCCGGAAGGCCGGCATAACGATCGTCGAACGAGGGCAGCGCGATGCCGACCTGATCGACATAGATGGCGCACACCAGCCCCCAACAGTCGTAGGCGTCCGGGCCGCGGCCGAGCAGCCGAAACGGCAGCCCGATCCAGCGCGCGACCCAGGGGGCGAGCGTTGCGGTCATCGGCGATCCGTCGTCAGAGGGTCAGAAGAAGATCCCGGGGAAGGTCGCCGGGCTCATGGTGTCGGCCGGATACGCCTCGTCCATGAACGGGTCGTAGCCGAGCGTCCCGGAGACGATCAGTGCGTCATACTCGGCGCGCTGGAGCGTGAAGAGGAACGGGCCGCCTTCGACCGTGTCGGGCGATTTGCCCATCACGATCTCAATCTTCACCGCGGGCGGGCTGTCTGCCTCGCGCAGCGCCTGGATCATCACCCGGTCGATGTTGTCGACCTCGATCCGAGCGGTGACGGTCTGGTCGTCGCGGTCCTCGGGCAGGGTCAGCGTGAACGGGAACTCGAGGAACTTGTCCCCACGACTCATGGTGAAGCCGACCGGGTTGCCGCGCTCGTCGGCCTCGTGACCGGAGACCGCGCCGGAAGCCACCCGCAGCGGCGTGTCGAGCGTCGCGTGCGTGATCGTGACGAGCACGACCGGGCCGTCGTCGGTCTGCTGGCCGTAGAGCGCCCGCATCGCCGCGGTCGAGAGGATGCGGGACATGGCGCTCTCAGCTCACGATCGGCAGCATCTCAAGCCGCAGCGCGGCCCGGTAGAAACGTCGCGAGATCTTCGACGTCGACGGCTTCTCGATGAACCGATAGAGCCTCGGCGTCCGATCGAGCGGATGAACCCATTCCCACGGCACGGACCGGCCCTTCGCATCGCGCCGGTAGAAGTTCCAGAGGATCGTGACCTGGACCTTTTCCATGAGGATCGACCCGCTCAGCGTGTCGACCGGCGTCGCGAACGTCTCCCGCGACTTCGCCGGGCCGCGCTCCATCGCGGTCGACAGTGACGTGTCGTCCGGGTCGTGCGTCCACCCGGTTTCCATGCACGATGGGAGGCCGACCGGCCAGATCAGGCTCATCGCCGTGCCTGCGGCCGACTGCCGAAGCGGGACATCGCCTGGTCGGCGCCGCCGCTCGCGAGATGGTCGTTCATCGCCTTGCGGAGCGTGACCTGCAGCTCGACGTTGCCGTTGCTGTCGCGGCGCTGCTGCGTCTCGGGCCGCGGATCGTCCGGCGACCGGTAGTCGTTGAGGACGACCGTCATGCCGCCTCCCGCGCCGCTGGCCCGCACGCCGAGCCGTCCGCCGGCCCCGCGCGCGAGCGGCAGGATCGCTTCCGGGCCGGCCTCGCCCATCAGCCCGGCTCCGGTCGCCATCGGGAACAGCGTCGGCCGGTTGACGATGCCGCCACGGGCGAACGGGACGACGTTGCCGCGATCGAAGATGCCGCCCTTGGCGGCGTGAACCGTCACGCCCTGCGTCGGCGCACGCACGACCGCCCCGGCGCCACCGCCGAACAGGCTCCCGACCGCGCCCGTGATAGCGTTCTGGAGCGGGATGAAAATCAACGCCTGCGCGATCGCGTCGAGCAGCGCCGAGACCATGTCGAGCAGGGCCTGTTCGGCCGTCTTCGCGCCGGACGCGATGTCGTGCAGCCCCGACGACACGATCTGCCCGGCCTGGTCGCCGATCTCGCCGAGGCCGCTCGCCGCGAGCTCGGCGTCGCTCATCGCATCGGCGACGCCGGCATAAGCCTGTTCGGCTGTGATGCCCTGCTGCTCGAGCGCCGCCATGACGTCCGGGTTGGCGAGCGCCTCCTGCATCTCCTGCAGCTCGCGCATCTTCGCGATCGCGGCGTTGACTGGATCATCTAGGACCAGGCTCGCGATCGCCGGCACCGCCTGGATCGCCTGGATCGACGCGAGTACCTGCTGCGTCTCGGCTGCAGTAAGGTCGGCCGACTCCCGGAGCTTGTTGTTGTAGTCCTCCTGCGCGCGCTTCTTCGCCTCGATAAGGCCCTGCGCCTGCGCGAGCGCGATGTTCGTGAGGCCGAGGAGCGCGACCTGCTCATGGAGGCCGCGCAGGTATTCCTTGAGCTGCTCGTTCTTCTTGGCCGCGGCCGATCCGCCGCCCCCTCCGCCGCCGCCCGGCGTGTAGCCAGGGCTCGTCCCGTCTTCGGCCGCGAGCGCCGCCTCCGCCGCCTCCTTGACCTGCATCCACATGTCGGCCCGCTGGATCAGCGGGTCGAGCTCCGCCATCGCGGCTCCCATCTCGACGGCTTGGTTCGCCGAGATAGTCGCCCCGGTCAGGGCGACGAGGTGGTCCCGCATCTCGACGATGCCCGCATCGAGTTCGGACTGGCTGATGCGGCCCTGCTGGTATGCGAGCTTGAGGGCCGCCATCGCCTGGGCCTGACGCTCGATCTCCATTGCCGCGTCGTGCCCGAAGGCGTCCGTCGCCTCCTGTCGGATGTCCGTTCGCAACCCCTGCATGGGCTGCGACTCGGCGTTGACCTTCGCAAGCTCCAGGTCCGCCAAGGCGATCAGAGCGCGCTTCGCCGCATCCGACATCTCGTCGAGACCCTTCGCGGCGTCGAAACCGCCGGCCTCGACCGCATCCAGGAAGGCGCTTACTTCCGGATTGGCGCCGGCGAGCGTGTTGATCTGCTTCTGCAGGTCCTCGACCGAGACCGTCGCCTCGTCGAAAGCGCCGGCCGCGGTCAGGATGTCGAGGGCGACCAGCGACAGGCCCGCCGCGAGAAGGCCGATCGGGCTGGCGATCAGCGCGACCGACACTCCCTTGATCGCCGTCGCGAGCGTGGTGAATGCCGCCGCAGCCCCGACCGCGAATTCGACGATCTTCACCGCCACAAACGCCGCGGCAGCCGCAGCCAGGATCTCGAAATTGTCTGCGCAGAAGACCAGGATGTCGGCGAGCGCCGAGACCGCTCGGGGCAACGCGTCGGCGATCTCCTCTCGGATCTTGACCAGCTCCGGTCCGACCTTGACCAGCGCCTCGGCCAGCTTCGCCTTCAGGGTGAGCGCCAGCTTCTCGAACTGATCGTCGAGCTCGGCCGCCTTGGCGACCGTCTCCGCGCTGATGACGGCGCCCATCCTTCGGGCCTCTGCCGCGAAATCGCGGAAACTCTGCGACCCCTCGGCGAGCACCGGAATCAGCGACGCGCCGAGCCCGCGGCCGAACAGGTCCGTCGCCGCGGAGGCTCGCGCCGCCGGATCTTTGATCGCCGCGAAGGCATCCGCGACGTCGGAGAGAACAGCCTCGACCGGCCGCACGTTGCCGGCAGCGTCTCGGATATCCACGCCGAGCGCAGCGAACGTCGCCGCCGCCTCCTTCGACCCGCCCGCCGCGTCGCCGATCCGCTGATTCAGTTTTTCAAGCGCATCGTCGGTCTGCTCGACCGCGACGCCACCGTCCGCGAAGGCGAACCGAAGCTCCTGGAGCGCCTCGACCGCGACGCCGGTCCGGTTGGCCGTGTCGTTGATCGCGGCCGCATACTTGATCGACTGGTCCGCCGCGGCGAACAGGCCCTTCGCGGCGAGGGCTGCCGCGCCCAACCCAACCGCGGCGACCGTGCCCGTGCGGCCCAACGCCTGGAGGATATTGCCGAGCGGCCCCAGGTTGCCGGAGACGCCCGCGAAGGCGCCGCTGAGCGCCGAGCCCAGGTCGGCGAAGCGGCTCTCGATCTCCTTCTTGGATTTCGCGAGCCGCTTGTCGATCTGCTGCGCGGTCTTGTCGACCGTCTTGACCGCCTTCGCGAAGCCCTTCTCGAGCTGCGTGGTGCGCGCCTCAAGGACCGCGTACATGCGGGCGACTTCGTCGGCCATGGCCTACCTCGTCACTTCGGAAGCTGGCCGAGAAGCTCGTCGAACCGGTCATCCGACATCGCCGGCGGCGCATCGCCGCCCTGCGCGCGGTTCCAGGCATCGACGCAGACGCCGAACTCCCACAGGCTCATCGCGCCCACCTGCCGCGGGGACAGCCCCATCACGATTCCGGAGCCGTAGATGGCGGCGAAGTCGATGCGTCCGGGGCGCTCGGCTCCGCCTTCGCTTTTCCCGGCTTGCGCTCGCGGGGCGGCCCGGTGATGCCGGCGAGGAGGACGAGTTGCGCGACGCGCCGGTTCTCCCGCAGGCTGACCTTCGCGCCATCGCAGAAGACCTTGAGCAGCGCGGACACCTCGGACTGCTGCATGCCGCCGCCCAGCAGGCCGAGCCGAATGATCGTCCGGTACTCGTCCTCCTTGGCCTCGCCGCTGACGACGCGCTGGTAGGTCAGCAGCGCGCCGACGTTGGTGTGGCCCTCCAGCTCGCGAAGCTGGTCGATGCCGATGAGAAAGCGCCGGTCGTCGCCGGCCCAAGGAACCGTGACCGCCCCGCTGCCGTCCATCATGCTGCGGCCGGGACCCAGAGCACGGCGCCGTCGCTCGACAGGGTCACCTCGACGTTGACCCGCTGACCGCGCTCGCCGGTCGAGTTGAAGGCCGTGAGGATGAAAGCGCCGGCGTGATGCCCGCCGCCCGCGGCGAGGTTCCCGACAACGACGACGCGGACGTTGCGCGCCTCGGCCGACTCGAACCACTCGTTCCAGAGCGCATAGGCGTCCCGGTCCATCACGCCCGAGCCCGAGATCTCGGCCGAGAGAGCGTCCGTCGACCGCGCGGTCCAGGCGGCGCCGTCCTCGTCGGCGCAATCGGGGACCGTCTGCTCGTTGGTCGACGCCGACTTGTTGATCCCGCGGCTCGTCAGGCCGCAGGGAGCGGAGAAGACCTCGGGCGACGCGCCGTCGCCGACCTGTACGATGAAATCGCCGAACTTGACCGTCTTCGCGAGGGCCATCGCCATCTCCTGAAATGCGAAGGCCCAGCGCAGGGCTGGGCCGGGGATCACCGCGACGGACGGCGAAGGGTTAAGCGGCGGCCTCGCTGAGGACGCGCAGCTCGACGACGGCATGGCTCGTCAGGCCATCCGGATCGCGTAGGTATCGGGTCTGGGTCACCTGCATCTCGACGAGCGCGTGCCCGTCGAGCGTCAGGTCGGCGCGGTCGAGGGTCGACCGGATCGTATCGGCGATCGCCTTCGCCTGGGTGAAGCCGACCTCCTCGGACCAGACGTGCAGGTCGAGGAACGATTCCGAGCCGTCGATGCAGTCGTCGCCGTCCTCGAGCGTCTGGGCCGGGCCGAAGGCGACATAGGGATGGGTCGGCGCTGGAGGCACGCGGTCGTAGATGCGCCCTGCCACCGGTGCGCCGGCGAGCGCGGCCCGGAGCGCCGCATACACGGCCTTCTGGATCGCGCCGGCCGGATCGCTGCTCATCCCTTGAGCGCCTCCTTGATCGCCTTCGAGATCGCCCGGCTGATCCGGCTCTTGGCCCGCTTCTTGTTCGCGCGGAAGGCCGGGAAGAAGAATGGGGCGGCCGTCGTGCCGGGATGCGTCCGGCGCGCGACGCGGCCGGACTTGCTCTGCTTCGCGCCTTTGCTCTCGACGCGCTCACCTGCGGTCGACGGGCGGGTGCCGAATTCCACAAAGCCGGCATAGAAGGCCTCGTCGTTGCCGGCATAGACCGTCGCGATGATCGCGCCCTCTTCCTTGCTCGACTTCGACCGGCCGCCCCGAAGCGCCTGCGTCGCCTTGGTCGACGGCGCTTCGCCCAGCGTCGCGCCGATGCTTTCGCGCAGCTTGCCGGTATCGACCGGCACCAGCCGACGGGCGGTGGCCGCGACGTCTTGGGCGCCCTGCAGAACGGCCGCCTCGACGGCCTTCCGGATCGCGGGGCTCAGCTTGAGGATCTTCTCCTTCAGCCGATCGGCGCCCTCGACCTCAGCCATCGTTCCCGCCTCCGACCGCGAGGATGTCGAGATACTGCCGCTTCTCGTCCATGTTCGCGGCCGCGGTGATCGCGTAGGTCGCGCCGGTGCGAGCGTTCTTGGCCCGCCATTCGGGCCGGATCGCTCGTGTCTGCTCCGAATAGCGGACCCGGATGATGCCCGGCTGCTTGCCCGCGAGCCGCGACTGCATGACGTCCTCGCCGCCGCGGAGGGGCTGGAAGCGGCCCCACACGGTGAACCGGTCGATCCAGTCACCCTGCAGGTTGCCCATCTCGTCGCCGGGCGGGCTCGACTGGCTCAGATCCTCCCTCGAGGAGAAAACGAGCCGCTCGCGCAACTCACCGGCGGACACGGCGCCCGCCCTTCGCGTTGGCCCTGGCGCCGGACGGCCGCTCGACGATCTCGCCGACGCCCAGCGCGACGGCACGGTCCGCGGCCGGGTCGGGAAGCATGCGCGTGCCCGGCTTGTAGGCGACGGTGACGCGCCCGTTGTGCTCGGGCGGCGACCAATCGAAGGGGCTCGTCAGCCGAATCCATTTCGCCATCACGCAGCCTCCGCGAGCACGCCCGCATCTTCGCCGCCGCACGCGGCCCACGCCTCGCCGGACCGCATCTCGTCGGCGCTCCACTGGCACCAGGCGAGCCGTGAGGCCCACGCCGTGCGGTCCGGCCGGATCACGGCCTCGCCGACGTCGTGCGTCGCGACCGCCCATGCCATCGAGCCCTCGTCGCCGGCCACGACCGGTACACCGCGCAGCGCCGCGACGACGCCGCTGTTCGAATTCCAGGTCACGCACAGGTCGGCCGCCGCGAGCGCCTCGTCGAGCGGCTGGTCCGGCGAGACGACGACCGCCTCGCGCGGCAGGCCGTTCGGCTTCCAGCGCGGCGCACCGGGATGCGGCCGGTAGCGCACCAGCCATCCCGCCTCGACCAGCAGCCGGGCGCTCTCGCCGAGCCATTCCGAAAACCCCGAGCCGATGACCGCGGCGTCCGTCGGCACCTGCCCGATGACGAGCGCCGCACGGGTCGACCGCCGCCGCGACCACGGCCGCATCTCGCCGGCGAAGAGCCGTTCCCACCGGCTCCGGTCCTCGAACGGGCCGCGGAACGTCGCACGGCCGTTCAGCCGGCCGCCGAAGCTGACCGACGTCCAGTGGAACCGGTCGCCGACGTAGCCGCGCTCGAGCACGCAGATCGCGCCGCCGGCCCTGCGCTGCTCGGCGATCGCGAGGTCGCGTCGGACGCCCCAAGTGACCAGGAGGTCGCAGCCCGCCGCGCCTTGCCGGATCTCGGTCGTCCAGCCGTGGCGCCGCAGCCCCGTCGCGAAGGCGTCGGCCCATGCCTGTTGATGCAGCGTAGCCTCGCCGGCCAGCAGCACGGCATGGCGGCCGGCGCGGCGCGCGATGGGATCGGCCTTCGGGCGGACGGGCGGCCGGATCCTCACGGCATCCACCCGACCCGGTACTGGTCGACCAGCGCCTGGACCGCGAACGGCAGCGCCTCGAGCTTGTCCTTCTGAGCGGCCTCGCGGTTTTCGTACCAATGGCCGATCAGCAGGAGCAGCGCCTGCTTGATCGCCATCGGGACGTTCCCGGCCGGGTCGACCGGCGAACCGTCGGCCGCCTCGTAGCCGGCCCGGAACCGCACCGTGACGGCCGGCCGGGCCGCGCCCGTGAAGGGCCACGTCTTTCCGAATGCGGGCGCGATGCGTGCGGGCTTCGCGACGCCGCCCTGGATCAGCTGGTAGTCGGCGCCGGACATCGTGACCGTGGCGCCGGCATCGTTGACATAGGCGATCGACACGATCGCGATCACGGGCAGCAGCCGGAGCACGATCTCGGCCGGCACGTCGTCGAAGTCCGCGTCCCAGGATCCTCCGCGCCGACACGGGAATCGGTCGAGCCGCTGCTCCCAGGTCTGCTCGATCAGGGCGCGCCCCAGGATGCCATCGCCACCGTCGAGGTGGCCGGTCGCGGCGTCGATCAGCGCATAGAGGACGGCATCGTCCTGGTCGCCGTCGATCCGCAGATGCGCCTTGACCTCCGCGAGGGTCAGGACCCGATAGGCGGGCGGCGCGATCAGGATGAGGTCCGTCACGCCGCCCTCCGCGCAGGCTCACCCGGCCAGATCACGCCGAAGCCCATGGTCGAGCCCTCGCCGACGATCTCGATCGAGCGATAGCCGCCGCGGATCTCGGCCCAGAGGCGCGGCACCTCGACCGGGGTGGATTGCCCGTCCCTGGTCGTCTCGCCATGGCCGGCGACGTCGTGGAACGCGACCAGCCGCGCCATCGCGCCGTAGGTGCGCCAGTCCGCCGAGACGCCGGCATAGAGGTGGTCGCCGTCGATCAGCGCCGCATCGAACAGTCCGCCGGCCTCGCGCCGGCGCTTCGCGACGCGCTCGATCATCCCCGGGTCGCCGCTGTCGCCGAAAAGCGTGTGGGCCCGATAACCCATCCGCCGCAGGTCCTCGCGGGCCTCGCGCAGATGGGCGGCGCTCTTCGTCGTGCCCCAGCGTCCGCCCGGCAGGTCGACCGCGACGCCGATCGATCCGACCGGCAGGTGACGCATGACCTCATGCCATGTGTCGCCATGCCGGGCGCCGATCTCGAGATACGAGCGCGCACCCTGCCCCTGGATCAGGCCGATCAGCGGCAGCAGCTCGTCGGCGCGCTGGGATGCCTTGCGGCCGGAGCGGGTTTTCAGGGCGTCGACCATGCGGCGATCATGTCCTCGATGGTGGAACGGGGGAAGCAGTCGAGCGCCGTGGCGCGCGAGGCGTTGATCACCGCGACGCCGCGCGCCGCGAGGTCCGCCGCGATCGCCGGAAACGCGCGCCGCCAGCGGGCCAGCGTGTCGTCATGCGGATTGGTCAGCCCGCGAGGATGGTCGCCGAACCAGTGCCGGCGACCGTCCGGCGCGAACTGCATGTCGTAGCCCAGCAGCGCGATGCGGGCCGCGCCGAGATGCCAGGCGAGGTTGAGAGCCTGGTGGCCGGAGTTGCCGCCGCTGCTCAGGTAGCGCGGGTCTTCGTCGAGGCCGTCTTCCCGCCGGTCCGCGAGCCACCAGACGTTCGGGAGCTCGACCGGTCGGAGTGCGACGCGGATCCCGCCGAACCCCTGTGGGGCGCCGGCGTGGCGCCACCATCCCGGGTCGCAGGCGTAGAGGACGTCGGCCCATGGTGCGAGGCGGACCGCGTTTCCGACCGCGATGACGCGGCATCGGTCGTCGCGCCGCCATCGCCCGACGCGTTCGACGTCGTCGACGTGGATGCTGGGTCCGCAGGCGAGGCAGACGACGGTCCGGCCGGGCCATCCGCGGGGGACCCGCCATGGTCCGCCGCCGGCGACAAAGGGGCGGGGGCGGGCTCCGCGAGCGCCGCGGCGGGCTCCTCGGGCGCGAACTCGGCGACGCCCATGTTCACCCACCGCTCGGCGCTGCGGCGCGACAGCGGGTAGGCCTGACCGGCATCGAAGTGGTCGACCACGACGCCGTTATGGTCACGGACGTCGCGGTCCTCGAGGAAGCGGACCCGCCGGAGCGGGCCCGTCCCCGACGGGGTCGCCGTCATCAGACGATCTCGTCGACCGTGGTGATGTCGTTGTCGGACGCGGCGCCGTTGCGCGGATGGACGCCGAGCACGAGCGCCGCCATGTCCGACGCCGCAACGCCGATCGTGACGGTCAGGCGCGCCCAGCGGTACCCGTTGTCCATGTCGAGGTCGTCGGGCCGCAGGTTGATGAGCGCCTGCTTGTTGCTGTCCGTCCCGGCCTGGGTCAGCGCCGTGATGGCGCGGCCGGTCACGTCCTTCGGGGTGCCGCCGTCGGTCGTCGCCTGCTCGAACTTCGCGTTGCAGGTCGCCGACGAGCCGAGATCGCCGGCCAGCACGACGCCGACGAAGCTGTGGAACTTCGAGACGTCGAACCAGGTCGTCGAGTAGGCGGCATTCGAGTAGGCGTCCGGGTCGATCACGGCGACGACGCCGGCGACCTCGGACGGGAGGAGGTTGGTGAACATCTCAGGTCTCCTTCGGGACCGGAGCGGCGCGCGCCCCGGCCCTCGTCACGGGATTGCGGTCAGGCCGCGGATCAGGCGCGCTCGGCCAGGGCGACGAAATCGCCGCGGGTCAGCTGCGAGTTGCGCGGCGTGACCGGGCTGTTCCACCAGGGCTGTCCGGCGAGGCGCAGCACGAAGCGGAACGCGGTGATGTCGAAGTCGAACCACAGGTGGATCGACACGTCCTGGCGGATGCCGCCGACCTTCGAGACGGTCAGGTACTGCGACAGGTCGCCCAGGATGATGTCGCCCGGGCTGCCGAGCGCCTCGGCGGACTCGGTCGCGATGACCGGGCGGCCGAGAAGGCGCGCGTACGGGCTGTCGCTGAGCCCGCCGGCCGGCATGTAGGCGGGGACCGCCGTGCCGGTGCCGGGGAACTGCATCGACATGAGCTGCGGCTCGATGTCCTGGTTGATGATCCAGACCGCGCCGGCACGCGAGCGGGCCCGGAGGCGCGCCCACATGTTGACGATGTTCTGGAACAGCACCGTGCCGCCGTCCTGGCCCGACTCCTTCGCGACCGTGATCAGGCCGCCGGAGTTGAGGATGCCGAGCGGCATGCCGACGCCGGTGCCGGCGATGATCGCGTCGTTGACCCGCGCGTCGAACACCTCCGGCGTCTTGCTCCGGAGGTAGTTCGACATCTGCGCCTGATCGTCGAGCATCTCGTCGGTGACCGGCACGATCGCGGCCAGCTTGTTGAGCCGTGCCGTGGTCTGCTTGAGGTTCGGCTTGGACTGCCCCTTCTGGTCGCCCTCGCCCTCCCAGTACGCCTGGATGCCGCCGCCCGACGCGCCCGGGTTGGTCTCGTCGGTCGGGAAGGTCACGCTGTTCGAGGAGCTGGTCTGCTGGTCGGTGCGACCCAGCATCGAGTCCTCGCCCATGATCTTCTTGATGATCGTGGCGCGGAAATCGGGCGGGACCGCGAAGCCGCCATCGGCGCCGACGCCTTCCTGGCCGTAGGTCGTGGGCGCGTTGGTGATCGCGGTCAGGCGCGCATCGCGCTCGCCGCCCGGCATCGCGGCCTGGCGGACCAGCTTCGCGAACTCGCCGAAGCTCTTGAACCCCCACTTGCCGGCATCCTCCGCCGAGCGCGGGGCGGCCGGGACGCGACGCTGGCCGGGCTCGCCGCCGCGGTTCACGATGTCGTCCGGGTCGGTACGCCGGCCGTTCGGCTCGGCGAGGCGCGCGCCGGCGGCCTCGATGCGCTTGCGGCGGTCGATCTCGTCCTCGACCGTGCCGAAGCGCGCGAGGATGCTCTCGATCTCCTTGGCTTCGTCGCCGGTCAGCTCGCGCTTCTCGGCGTCGGCCTTCGCCTGGATCGTCCGCATCTGCTCGTTGAGCTCGAGCAGCTCGTTCGAGAGGTCCTCGACGCGGTTCGGCGCATCGTTGAAGACGAGGAAGCGGCCGATGAACGCGCTCAGGAGCGCGACGGCCGCGACGAGGTCGTAAGTGTCGTTGCGCATGGAAACCTCCTTGTGCGCGGTTTCAGACGGTCGCTCACGCGGCCGGGGACAAGCCGCGGCGTCGTAGCCGGGCCTCGACCGAGGCCAGCGCGGGGTGAGGCTTGCGCCCCGATCCCGGTGCACCGTCGGCGCGTTCGGTGATGTCGTCGGCGCTCGGCGCCGGTTCGGGCTTCGGCGCCGCCGCGGCCGCCTTCAGGGCCTCGGGCGGCCGGCGGTAGGCCGAGACGTCGAGGCCCGCGAAGGCCGCCATCTCGACCGGCTCCGTGATCAGGTCGGCGAACCCGGCGGCGACCGCCTCGTCGGCGTTCATCCAGGTCTCGGCGTCCATCTGCCGCTCGATCTCGTCGGCCTTGCCGCCGGTCCGCAGCACGTAGGTGTCGAGGATCGCGCCCTTGATCTTGTCGAGCGCGTCCGCCATCCGGCGCAGTTCGTCGGCCTCGCCCATCGCAAGGCCGTAGGGGTTGTGGATCATCATCATGCCGTTGGTCGCGATCCTGATCTCGTCGCCCGCCATGGCGATGACCGACGCGATCGAGGCCGCGAGCCCGTCGATGTGCACGATCTTGCGGGCGGCATGGCGCCGGAGCGTGTTGTAGATCGCGACGCCCTCGAAGACCGCGCCGCCGGGCGAATTGATGTAGACGTTCAGCAGCGTGACCTTGCCGAGCGCCTTCAGGTCGTCCGAGAAGCCCTTCGCCGTGATGCCGTCGTCGAACCACGACGCGCCGATGTCGCCGTAGATCCAGACCTCCGCCTCGCCGTTCGCGAGCGCCTTGATGGTCCAGGCCTGCCGGGCCTCGGTCCGCCGCGGGAACGGCAGCACGTTCGGCCCGGCGAAGATCGCCGGGTTGGGTGCGCGCATGATGTCGGTCTCCTACGCGGGCTGCTCGGCCGGGGCCGGGTCCGCAGGCGGTTCGGTCGGCGCCGGCGCGGCCGGGATCGGTTTCGGCTCAGGCGGCTTCAGCGCGATCGGCAGCGCGGTCGTGCCCGGGTTGACGGTCGGCACGTCGCCGTCGGGCCCGAGCGTGTTCAGCCCGCGGTCCTTCCGCGCCTCGTTGCGCGTCTTGATCCCGGCCGTGACCAGAACGCCGTCGGTCTCGGCGCGGGACTTCGCGTCGCCCTCGCTGAGCCAGTCGATGTTGATGCGGGTCCGCAGGAACCGGCCGGAGCCCGGAACGAGCTTCCAGTCGGCCTCCTGGCGCATCCGCTCGCACCACGGCGTCAGGGCGTCGCGGCTGAACTCCAGGCCCTGATGCTCGATGTTCGAGAACGTCGCGTTGATGAGGTGCTGCACCTTGTGGGGCGGCACCCCGAAATATCGACACACCTCGGCGACCATGAACTGGCGGGACTCGACGAACTGCGCTTCCTCGGGCGTCGTGCTGGTCGACGCCCACTTCATGCCGCCGGTCAGGATCAGGAACTTGAAGGCCCGGTCCGGCCCGCGGTGACGCTGCTCGATTTGCTCGCGAATGAAGTCGAGCTTTTCGACCGACGTGTCGCCGGTATCCTCCAGCACGCCGCCGAACGTCGTGCCGTTGCCGTAAAACGCCGCGCCGAACCGCTCCGCCGCGGCGCTATGGGCCAGCGCCCTGGCCGCGATCGCCACCATGTCGAAGCCGGCCACGCCGTCGAGCGATGGGCCGTGCAGGTGGTAGACGTCGGCATACGGCAGGATCGTCTCGCCGCGGTCGCCGTTCATCACGCGGAGCACCAGGCGGCCCGTGGCGCGGTCGCGCTCCAGGATCGCCCGGTCCGCCACGATCGGCCACAGCGCCACGGCGCGGCCCATGCCGTCCCGCTCGATCTCCGCGAAGGCGTTGCCGTAGACCAGCGCCTGGATGAGCATCGCCTCGCGGAACGCGAACGGGATCATCTCGTCGTTCGGCCGCAGGTTCAGCAGCTTCCAGGTCGTCGTGCTCTTCTGCGAGGCCCGGTTGCCGTTCGGGTCCTCGACGAAAACGTCCCATTCCGACGCCGCGATCGATTTCGCGATGATGGTCACGCAGGCCCAGACGACGGACAGGCGGAGCGCCTCGTCGGCGTTCATGAAGACGCCGGCGACGCGGCCGCCCATCGACACCACGCGGTCGCGGCTCGACACCTGCTCGGGCGCGGTACGGCGCATCGAGAGGATGCTGGTCAGCCGGCCGAGCGTGGTCATGATGCTCATGCCGACCTCATGCGAAGTAGACGCCGGCCTCGACCCGCTCGGGCTCCGGCGTCGCCATCTGCGCCGCGCCCACGCCCATCGCGAGCGTCACCAGCCCGTCGATGCGGCCGCGGGAGCGCTTTTTGTCGAACGCCCGGTTCTTCTGACCGTCGCTGATCACCGCGGCGTTCGCGGCGCACCAATAGGTGATCGGGTTGGCGTCGATCGTGATCTCGCCCTTGAGGATCGCGTCCTCGAGCTTCTCGACCGAGCGCGGCATGCAAAGCTGCCGGTCCTCGAATACGACCTTCGTGCCCTGCGCGTGCGCGACGAGCTTCAGGCCGTTCCCAGCGGGTTCCTTCGGCCCCATCCAGCGCCAGACCGGGAAGCCGATGTCGTCGCAGGCCTTAATGAAATCTGCGATGCCGGCCGGGTCGAAGGCCAGGAACTGGACGTCGTGCACGGCGCAGATCTCGGCGACCTTCGCGGCGATGAAGGTCTTGTCGATCGTCGCGCCCGGCGTGACCTCGATATGCCCTTGCTGCTGCCAGATGTCGTAGGGCGCCTGATCGCCCTTGATCCGGTCCGGCAGCCCGTCTCGGGTGGTCCAATACCAGGTCTTCGAGAGCAGATGGCCGTCACCCTGCTCCCACGTCCCCGAGAGCGCCGACAGGTCGTTCTTCTGTGACAGGTCCAGGGTGAGCCAGCACTTCAGGCCGGCCAGATCGTCCGGATCGACATCGCCCTGGACCGCGGCCCAGTTCTCCTCCGCGATCCAGAAATCGGCCTCGCCGACCGGGATGCCGAAATAGAGCCGCCTGACCGACATGGCAGAGGCGAGATGCGTCCGCGCCGTGTTGACCTCGCCGCGGATGTTCTCCAGCGGGAAGGTCACGCCCAGCGCCGGCAGCGCCTTCACCCAGCACGCCTCGTTCTCGAAGACCGTGTCCCGGTCCGCCTTGTCGACCCTCGCGATGTAGGCGAAGGCCTCGTCATCCCGGATCTCGCCGCGGGCGATCTTCTGGTACCGCTCGCTGTAGTCCGTCCCGACCAGCTGCGTGCTCGACGGGGTGTTGGTCCCGAGCAGCATCAGCGCATCGCCCGGCATCTTCGCGATGGCGCGGCGCCAAGTCTCGAGCGCGTAAGTGCCCTTGAACTCATGGATCTCGTCGGCCAGCACCGCCGTCGGCCGCGGGCCCGAGACCGCCTCCCCGTTCGCCAAGGCGCGGAAGATCGATTCCGTGGTCGGGTGCTCGATCTTCCAGGCGTTGTCGAACTCGCCCCGGGTCACCACGCTCCCGAGGCTCTCCAGGCTCTCGCCATCGCCGTACCCCGGGATCGTCGCCCGGCACATCGACACCGCATCGCCGAACAGCACGTTCGCCGTCGTGCGGTCCTGCCCGATGGCATAGACCTGCGACCGCTGCACCCCGTACCAGCCCATCAGGTAAAGGCCGATCGCCGCCATGAGCGGGGACTTCGCCTGGCCCTTGCCGGTCTCCAGCCAGCCCGACCGGAACCGCATGCGCCCGCTGTCACGGCGCCAGCCGAAGAGCGAGCCGATCACGAACACATGCCAGGGCAGCGGCACGAACGGCTGCCCGGCCATAGCCCCCGCCGTCACGGTCAGGACCGCCGGGAAGAACTCCAGCGCCGACGTCGCCCGCTCGGGTCGCCAGTGCAGCCCCCTCGCTTGGCCGTCCCGCATGTCCCGCAGGTGGCGCTCGCATGCATGCCGGACCAACTCGCCCACCACGATCCGGCCCTCGACCGCATCGGTGGCGTAGGCCGTGGTCGGGTCGGACATACAGCCTTAACCCGCCGCCTTCAGGAACCGGTCCGCCGCTCGCTCGGTCTTGGTCTTGCGCTGGACCTTGGCCGCCCTCGACCTCGAGGTCGGCGTGATGCCGAGCTGCGCCTCGATCGAGCGGATGACCTCGTCGGCCTGTCGCATCGCCGACCAGTGGAGGTTAGCGGTCTGGGTCCCGGTCTTCGGCGCTGCGATGACCGGCCCGTGCTCGACGACGTGGGCCGCCGCTTGGCCGTAGAGGATCCGGAACTGGACGAGCCGCAGGATCGCGTGCCCGTTCGCCACGGTCAGCGTCGCCGCCTCCTGAAGCTCCCTGACCACGATGCCCCAATGCCGATGCGCTGCCTCGGCGTCGGCTCGATCCGGGTACAGCGCGGCCCACTCGGGCTCGGCCGGGACGCCATCGCCTCCGGCCATCGGGGTCAACGCCATATCGCCTCGCCTTCGGTCGCCTCGACCTGCCCCTCGGGCCGCCTGAGCCATGCGCCAGGCGCATGCTGCGCCGCACCATTGGGGTGGGGGGGTGCATGGCGTCCCCAGGGCCCCTCGGACCACGTAC